AAGCTCGTTGTGATGCTCCCGACACAGCGGTAGCGTGAAAATATCGTGAGATTTTGTCCCCATTCCGCCCTGACCATGACCAATCAGGTGATGGGGATCGTCGGCTGGCTTACCACAACACGCACACGGCTGTGTCTTTACCCAGCGTGTGTATTTCTCATTTACCCAGCGGCGACGTTTAGGTCGTTTCATGAAGGATTCCGGAGACTCCGGATCAACGGCAATGCTGACCACCGTCTTTTCCTGTGGTGGGTTCTGTTGCTGGTGGGTGTGAGACGGTAGCGCAATATTTTTTGTGCGCTGCTTCAGTATGCTGGTGGCGGTCTGTTCTCCCGGTATGATGTCGCTTTCACGGTATACGGAGCGGATTTTTTCCGCACGCAACCCCAGCGAACGACGTAATACCGCTTCCGGTAGCGCGTCCGCCACCTGATTGCGGACCGCCCACCAGGATAATTCAGCCAGCGATAATTCCCGTTCCTGTATGCCATTCATTGCGTGGCGGATGACGTCAATCATCCATGCTGACAGGTTTTGTTGAGCAAGTTGCTCGAGTGATTCTGATGTCTGGTCGCGCAGCTGGTTGTCACAGTGCCAGCACAACACCATCGCGCCGGTACCATAACGGTGAATGACTGTTTCGCTGTGATGATAATCGCCGTGTGGCCACTGGCAGGATTTCACGTGACGTAATAACCAGTCAGACAGTGCACCTGCACCACCTGCTGCACGAATAACCCGCTCATCGCTGAAAAATGGCAGTAATGTTTTATCCTCTGCCAGCGGCTGGCGAACGGCAGGAACGACTCCGGACGGCAGACCGCGCATGTTTTTCGGTTCCGGCTCCACCAATATTCTGCCGTTATGGAATACTGACATTGATTCACGGCCTGGCTTAACGATAACCAGACCGAGTTCCGGTACCAGAACAGGTCGAAGTAATACCCGCACGTTACCTCCAGATGCGCTGCTGGAATGTGCGGGACGGACGCGGTGGGCGTTCGGAATAAGGGAGCCTGGCGGAGATTATCCAGTGACGACGATCGAAGCTGAGATCTTTCTGAAACTCGTAACCACGCCTGCGGTAACACTGGATCAGCCATTCGGCCTGTTCTTCAGTGCATAGGGGATGCTGGAACCAGTCGGTTTTAAATACGTGCGAACACCGTCCTTGCCTACTGGCAAGGGCGGCAGAATTGTGCAATCTGCTATCGTGCGCCATCGGGATCTCCGGTGGCACGGTGTTTCTCAGCGACGGTTCAAGTCAGCCTGATTTTATAGCTGCTTCTGAATATCATCAACAGGTAATCCTGCCAACTCTCTTACCTCAGAAAGAAGAGAAAGGCTTACAACAACCTCATTACTTCGCATAACAAAACCACATTGAAAAGAACCATCACTGTTTCTGTAAACAACAACCGGGCGCGTGCTCTCATAAAACCCCGGGATCAAACTGGCTGGGATTTTCACAACACCTCCTGACGTAAAGGAAATGAAATGCATTATCGCTTCTCTCGGACTATAACCATGAAAAGAGACGCATTTCACTCAGTAAATCTGAGGATTTTATGCGCAAGAACAATGACTTTTTCTGTCTGCCGTTTATACAATCTGAATTACGTCTGTTTTTTGAACACCGATAAATCAGCAAGCATTCTCAAATAAAGATTGCCTCCATAGTCCACATGGTGTAACACTATGTGTTATATAAAATGCAGAGGCAGGTATGCGAATTTTCAAAAACGCCTGGTTTGAACGTTTCGCTCGAAAACATCGGATTTCCGATAAATCGCTGCGCAAAATCGTGGAGCAGGCCGATAAGGGGATCATATCCGCAAATTTGGGTAGTGGTGTCATTAAACAAAGATTAGCCCGAAGTGGTGGCGGAAAATCAGGCGGTTACCGGACAATAATTTTTTACCGCGTTGCAGAAAAAGCCTTTTTCATCTACGCATACGCAAAGAATGAACGAGAGAATATCACTGCTATAGAGGAAAATGCTTTTCGAAAAGCCGCTCCCCATGTCCTCAATCTTACTGATGAACAGCTGGCACAATTGATTCAACAAGGCCAGTTCACGGAGGTACCCAATGAGTAAAAATTACCGCAGTGATGCACTTGCATCTGTACATGAAATGATGGAGTCACTCCATGATATCGGTGCAATCACAAAACAAACTATGCGCGAATTCGATGAAACTTGTCTTCAGCCTGCGCCGGTAATGTCTCCGGAAAGGATCCGTGCACTGCGAGAACGAGAGCATCTGTCTCAACCTGTTTTTGCCAGATACCTCAACGTCAGTAAAAACCTGATATCAGACTGGGAACGAGGAGTGAAACGCCCGGGAGGTGCAGCTCTTCGGCTTCTTTCAGTTGTCGAGAAAAACGGGATCCAGGTAATATCCTGATATTCTAATACAACAAAACCCGCCGAAGCAGGTTAAGTGCGGGTGCGTTGAGGATGCCTGACACATCAGAGGTGGCGAGGGATTTCTCCCTCGCCAGGTCTCTTACTCCTCAGGTTCGTAAGCTGTGAAGACAGCGACCTCCGTCTGGCCGGTTCGGATTCGTACCTCGCAGAGGTCTTTCCTCGTTACCAGTGCCGTCACTATGACGGTTAAACAGATGACAATCAGGGCGATTAACATCGCCTTTTGCTGCTTCATAGCCTGCTTCTCCTTGCCTTTCGGCACGTAAGAGGCTAACCTACATGTGCAAAGCATGAAATTGGCCTCAGATTAATGTTAAGCGTCCTGCAAGACGCGTAATGTTAACTGGGGCTTTTCTCTGTCTGCCTTACGGCGGCATGCCCGAGGCAGACAGCCTCAAGCACCCGCAGCAATTCTACTTAACTCTTCTTTCCCCGCAAATCATTTTATCCCCGATGGTAATGTTCTCCCGATATGGGAATTCCCATATCAAGGTTAACTCAATCGGTTAAAGCTCCATTAATTTTCCGGCCAGTTCATCTCGTGGCATTACCAGCCATCCGCGCGATTTAAGCAAAGCCAGGGCTTCTTCAACCGTCACCAGCTGGCCAGGCGCATAACTTCGGATGAAGGCGGTTTTATCGTCACGGATCGCCAGGTGAAAATCGATATTCATTTTTCCCATAGCCCGCTCTTTCTCGTACTGGTTGAAGTAACTGTCTTCGAGTTTTTCGAATACTTCCCACGCCTGATCGGTTTCGAGCATTTTTGCATGACGGGCTGCTCCGCGTTCTGTCCAGAGGATGAGAGTGCGGGTTTTGGGAGAAATTTTCACCTCATTTTGCGACTCGTTTAAAACTAGTCGCAAATTTTTGAGCTCATCACCAACAGCTTTAAAGAAGTGTTTTCCCTCAATAAATCGAGATTTATTTTCATGGTGATTCTGCTGTATACGGATTGCTTCTGTTCCGTAAAGGCGGGCGAGTAACTCAGTTGTGATTACAGGAATCTGGTTATAAGTGACAGGGGAAAGGTTTTTGACAGTAACTTGAGTCGTCATGATAACGCCCTCTGGTTGATGAATTTAACTATCACCACCTTCAGGTCTCAATCATCAGGTGGCGAGACGTACAGGGTTGAGACTACCGGATCAACCAACCGGCCAGCCTTTCGGCTGCCCCATACGCCTCACCATAATTCAGATGTGCGTGCGCATACGACAATAAAAAACACGCTCGCGGCGTGTGTCTGTCGCGGTTGAATATCCGGGGTCTCAATCCCGACGGTCAACTCGACCGTGCGGTGAATATAGCCCCGGATTAGTAATTACGTCAACCCCAGCGGCAAATCGAATAAACCACCAGCGCTACCGCCATTGCAACTCCTGCCGTTACGAATGCCTCAGGCCAGGTCATCGTAAACTATCCTCAGCGCCAATCAGTCCGTTTCGCTTCAGGCAGTCCATCGCTTTATACGGTAATTTGGCTGACAGGCGAAAATCACCCTGCAGCATCAGGCTTATTCCCTTATCCCGGGCTTTCGCTCTGACCGCTGCCTCGCTACGACCAATCAGACTGCCGATACTTTCGACAGTCATCGTTCCCGCGCACTGCCGGAGTATCAGAATTTCAGCCCGGCACCACGTCTTCCACCCACTCACCGCTGCTGTTCTCTGGTGGCGGTAATATCCCGGAGAATATCCCGGCACTTGTTCAGCTCCCGCAGCGCGGCGCAGACTCGCTCCCACTTCTGAACCTGACCTTTTGCCCGGCGCAGCTCGCGGTTAGCCACATGCAGCGATGGTAAAATCAGCCCATCCGGATGCTTTCTGGTGAACGACGGCTGTGACTGCACTGTGACCGCCACACTTTCCGTTTTTATTTCTTCCTGTGTTTCCGCTTCCCGGACTGGTAACGCAACACATGCTGGCTGAGGAAAGGCTTTACCATCGGTTTCCGCTACGGATGCAGCTTCCGGCTCTGCCGGTAAATCAGCGCCCGGTATGCAGTAACGAAATTTACCGTTCTGATTTACGCGTGCCAGGCGCCCCGTTGCTGTTACGACCGCCAACGTGGAAGCAACCTTGCGAATGCTAACACCGAACTTATCCGCCAGTTCCTCACACGTTTTAGCCCCATCCTGACAGATAAACTCAATCATCATGTCCGCGGTAACTTTTTGTTCGACCTCCCCGGTCAGCACATCCGGTACTTCAGACTGTGCTGGCTGTTCTTCGGTTACCCCGGATTCACCTTCACCAGCCAGAAACCAGGTGTGACCCGTTTTATCAACAACGCCATTTTTTTTGAGTTCCCACAGTTCGTTGAGAACTTCTTCACGGCTGATATCAAGCCGCGCCGCCAGTTCAACAGAATTGGCTTTACCCATCGTTTTCAGTGCATGCAATACGGTTTCCATTAAAACTTCCTCCGGATAAAAATTACTTCTCAGTTCCTGTGCTGGCTGACGTTCGGACGCCAGCTCTCCCAGTTAAACGTCACCCAGCGACCACCGTTCATGGACATGCGGTCCATCACCCGCTCGCCGAGAAGTGTATTCATCGCTGCATGGTTAAGATTTGTCAGCATCCCCACACTGAGTAACGATGCCGTTCTGCGGTCAACAATCTGATTCAGCGTGACCTGCTCATTACGCGTATCCCGTTGCATGCCAATTTCATCCAGTACCAGCAGGTCAACGCCACACAATCCCTGCAAAAATTTTTCGCCCGAGTTTTTGTTGTCGTAGCTGCCATGTAACGCCAGCATCACATCCGCCACTGTTATCACAATCACACTGCGACCTTTCGCCAGAAGGTGGTTGCCAATAGCCGCCGCCAGGTGGTTTTTTCCTGTGCCAGGCCTGCCACTGAAAACAAAATTCGTACAGCCGCCTTCCAGCTCTGCCGCAATGGATTTCGCCTGACTCAGGGCATGGCGCTGACCATCGTTCTGCACCCGGTAGTTACCGAACGTACACTTCCGGTGAAGCGGCTGGATACCGGAGCGGTTAATGATTTTTTCAACCCGCGTCTGATGATTCAGACGATTAACCTCCTCGCTTCGCTTACGCCCTTCAGCAAGCTGCCATTCCCGCCACTCCGTCACCGTACGGTACGGAGGGATTGCATCCTGCGGCACAAATCTGCTGACTCTTGCCAGAACACCACCTGACGTAATGTTTTTCATGATGCGCTACCCCCTGAAACCCGGCGGAATTTCGGTATCCGGTTCAGAAATATGATTCACGCAACGCTGCGCGGGACCACGCCACAGTCGAATAACCAGTTCATCCCATTTCTCACGGAGTTTTTCCGGGCTCTTGATGTTTTTTATCCAGAACGGATCCCGTTGTGCCCGGCTGAACATTTCGCAAATTTGTCTGTGACTTCTTCCATCCAGCATCCGCATTGTGCGCACGTCATTGGCCCACGCCGTCCAGTTGGGCTCTTTCGGTCGCGTGATCTCACCATCGTCACTGGCAGCCTGTTCGTACAGGTTTACAACCCGCCCCCAGATCCACTGCGCACATGTCAAATCCTCCCGGGTTCCCCACTGGCGTTTTTTCACGCTGAACACAACTGCATCAGGATGGCGGGTTAAAAACGCCTGTTCAGCCGTCAACTCGTCCGGTTGCGAAGCGTCCGGACAAGAGAGTTTTTTATTCTCTGTTGTATTCTCTGTTGTATTCTCTGTAGGATCATCGGGCCATTTTGACCTGATGACATTGGGCCGTTTTGAACCAATGGAACGTTTCATTTTGACCTCTTCCATCGTGTCATTTTGACCTGATGGAGTGGCGCATTTTGACCCGATGGATTCGTTCACTTTGCCATCATCTAAAAGCGCGCTATCGTAGTTAATTGTGTAAAAATTAGTCATATCACGCTTCGATTTATTGAGCTTTTCGCTACGCAAAAGCCCCAGCGCTTTCAGACTTGCAAACGCACGCTTTAACGTTGACTCTGACCAGAACGGAAACTGTTCCAGCCATTGTTCCGTTGTGTTGTAAATCCAGCGAACGCCATCACATTCCATGCCGGAACTGGTATCCCTCAACCAGTAATGCAGTTGCTGCAACACAATGGCTTCGTTTAAACCAATCTTCATCGCCAGCTGTGTGTTTATAACCAGCGGGCGTTCAGCAAAAAGAAGGCTCATAATTCCATCCGGCTTTTTGTTGGTACTGGTGACGATAGGCACGCTTGAAAGCGATTGCTTTTTCTATAAGCTCGTCTGTCTCACGTTCCACAACAGCTGGATCTGCAAAAAGCAGCCCGGACTCCACCACATCGCCATATTCTTTGTTTAACCCGGCAATCATGTACGTAATGCTTTTTCCGTCAGTAATTTCGCGGTACAACCTGAAATCACTAATCCGGATAGCCTCCATAATTGCCGGAATCAGCGCCGTGAATTTTTCACGCTTATCCCTGGTGTCGATAGCCTTCCAGCGTTCGAATATCTTCACCCGGTTAACGCCCAGTGCCCGTTGATCAACCTCGCCATCATTAAACGTGATGCGTTGAACATCGATGTTCGGGCGTTCTTTCAGAGCCCAGAATGCTTCCGTGATTAATATCGTCGCCTGTTCCTGTGTCATTCCTGGTCGGCACACCCAGGCATCCAGAGCCTCACAAACCTGTTCAGGGGTGATTTTCATTGTTCAACCGCCCCGCCCGCTTTGCCTTACGATATTCGTCATAAACTTTGGGGTCGTACTGAAGTTCCCCGCCGGATGCCTCTTGCAGGCGCATCGCGCGACCTTCAGGTACTAGCTCCCCTTTCCAGCTATAAAGCGAAGCCAAACGAATACCAGCAGCTTGTGCAAGTTTTGTTTTTGAACCGAAATACAAAAGTGCGTCAGTTTTAAGCATTTAAAGCACCTTGATTGTTAGCCATGACTAACAAAATAGATGTTAACAAAAACATAGTCAATAAGATTTAGCATTAGCTAACTATGGATACAAAAAATTTAACCATTGGCGAACGCATTAGATATCGCCGAAAAAACCTCAAATACACCCAAAGGTCTCTTGCTAAAGTCCTGAAAATTTCTCACGTATCGGTTTCACAATGGGAGCGGGATGATAGCGAACCTACAGGAAAGAATCTTTTTGCCCTCAGCAAAGTACTGCAGTGCTCGCCAACATGGATTCTATTTGGCGATGAAGACAAGCAGCCATCACCACCTATTGAGGAGCCAGTTGCTCTATCCCCCAAAGAACATGAGCTCCTTGAGCTTTTTAATGCATTGCCTGAATCAGAACAGGATGCTCAGCTCACCGAGATGCGCGCCCGAGTAAAAAATTTCAACAAACTCTTTGAAGAGTTATTAAAAGCCCGTCAACGAACAAACAAAAGATAACGCAATCAATGCGTTATCTTTTTGGTTGCCCAAAATGTTAGTCATGGCAAACAAAAATACTTGACCAAATTGTTAGTCATGGCTAATCTTGCTTGCATCAAGACACCGCACGGTGTTCTCAGCAAACAGTTCCGCTACCCCGGCGTTAAGGGGAAATGAGGTCAACATGGATACGCTCAATCTTGGCAACAACGAATCTCTGGTATGCGGAGTATTCTCCAACCTGGACGGCACGTTTACCGCGATGACGTATACCAGAAGCAAAACGTTTAAAACTGAAGCTGGCGCGCGTCGCTGGTTAGCCAGAAACACTGACTGATGAGGTTGACGATGGAATTTAAAGATTTACCTCCTTCAATCCAGGAGATTGCAGCACACACACTTCGTCATCGTCTGAACGAACTTGAATTGGAATCGGTAACGAAAAAAGACACTGATAATATGGCTCGTAATGTGCGCGATGCGTTTACCGGATTGTATTTCTGTGCGTCTATAAATAAACACGACTCAGAGAGTGTGGCAAATAAAATTGCAGAAACGACAGCGCAAAACATCAATACGAAACCAACGGAAGAAGAAATTGATCAGTTTGCTCATGATGCTGGTTTAAAAAACAAGAAAGAAAAATCGCCATATGCGGGGAACATGTTTGTTTATGACAATCTCATC